AATTATCAGCAGTAAGTTGTTGCGTGTACATTTTTCCGCTGGTGTTAAACAAATCATAATATTGATCTTCAGCAAATCTTGCAGAAGTTTGTTCTAACACATCAGTTGGTGTGCCTTCGATGCCAACACCAGTCAATCCAAACAATGCTCTTTGTTTACCTATTGCCTGTGCTGCTTCTCTTTGTCTTCTTATTTTTCTTAATTGAAATGCTTCACCACTTATTCCTTGTTCAAAATTTACAATGTTTGCTTTGGCAGCAAGAGCGTTGGATGTTAAAATTCCTTGATATATTGAACCCGCGGCACCAATAATTGGTGTGGCTAGTTTTGCCACATTGCCCAAGGTGCTAAACATGCCAGCAAAATTAAATCCTGTTGCTGCTGTCTGTCCGTATACTGTAGTTGGTATTGCTAAAGAACTAGTGGAGAGTGCTGCTGTTGAAGCAGTGGTTGTGCCTGCCGCTGCTGTGCTGGCAAATAAAGAAGAACCACCAGAAGCATATGCTACTGCTGCTATGGCTGCTATCTTGACTAGATCTTTTGTTGGTGCGCACATGGTTAGGTTCGTTTCCTCTCTACAAGTAAAATTTCTTCAGCACCCACGTGATAGGATGAAAACTGTTGAAATTTTAAGATATTTAGCCATTTCACGCTGTCCTGATGCTTGTTCCATACCTGCACCACGTGTCGCTTGTGTTTGTGCTGTTGCATGACCTTTTCTATGTAACGATTGCTGCCTGTGGTTATCTCGTTGAAAAAATCTTGCACCATGGGTGTGCCAAAGAACCACCACCAGCATGCGTCCTCGGTCTGTTTGTATCCTGCTGCCAGAACGGGTGTGTTATCATGCGTGGCCGTGAGTCCTCGCATGTGGTCAAAATGTCTCACCAGCAAAGGTTTGGTAAATCCCATCAGCATTATCTCCATGTGGTCCCAGTGCCGCATGTTGTTGATCACGTACTCATAGTGATCAAAATTAAGATCATGTGTGACTAGTCTATCCGGCTTCTTGTAATTTTCCTGTGCCAAATTTTATCTCTGTTGTTAGGCCCAATATGGTCATTGGTAATGGTTCATTGTTGGTTATGGTTATCTGTGGTGTCCTGCTCCATCCTGAAAGTCTCACACGTTTCGCACCAGTGAAACTGCTTATGGTATAATTTAAAAGGTTGCTGCCAAATTCTCTGAATACTACCGGGAAACCATCCACGGTGCATGACTGTGTTGCTTCAAATTGTATCTCGCACATGACTTTTCTCACACGCTCACCCAGGGTGCTCAAGTTGGCAGTGGCTATCTGCACAGGCAAGGTCTTCATTGTGCTTTCATAATTGTAACCAATCTGTGTGCTGTCGCTAGTCCGGGTCAATGTAAAATTTCCTGTCGCGGCAACAGTGACATCTGGATGAACTAATCCATCCGCAACCACTTGCACCGTCTTGCCTTCCAGCCCTGCCGCACCTGTAAATGATGATCCTGATATACTAGTGGTGTGGTAGCCATCCAGGAACACGTCGTCCTCTGATAATCTCTCCAGGAACAGGCCTGTGTTCTGTGAGCTGCCATCGTTGTCATATCTTTTTACCAATGCATATAATTTGTCATCCACTGTAGCAACGTCTTTAAAAAATCCATTTGTGATCCATTTCATCCAGCCCACCACTGAGTATTCTGTGTTGATGCCCAGCACACCCAAGGTGCCATCTGAGTTGATCACGAACAAGAAGTTGTTGTTGATGTTGTCATAATTTTTTAAGAATGCTGTCTGTGTGGCACCACTCAGGATGTCGTGATGTACCAATGAATAGTTTTTTGCCGAATAGGCATCTGTGTTGAAGTTATACACAAAGGCACGCAATTGCTTGCCACCCTTCTGCACGAACAACACCTCGTTGTCCACAACTTTTGGATCTGTCTTGCCCTCCGCTGTGCCATATCTGGTCTGCTCTCGCACGGTCACGTTCACAGGTGTGACAGGCTCACCCGAAAGATCAAACTCACCATCTGAAGTGAAGATGAACAAGCTCTGCTGGCTGACCAAGTGACGTATCAAGTTTACCTTGTTGCTGGCCACGGTGAATGTCAATGCTGCGTCGTCCGTGACTTCTCCCGTGATGGCAGTTGTTACCACAGGTGGTGATCCTGTGCTGGTCTCTGTGACCAGTTTTGTGTAGGGGTCAAAATTAAAAAAATCTCCTGATTGTGATCCAAATATGGTCTGTGGTTTGTCCCTGCTGCCACCAAATATTAATCTGTTCTGATGGAATGACACGGTTCGTGGAAATCCTCCACCCAGCGCTGTGGATAGATTGCTGAATGCCGTGATCTCCCATTCGTGTCCCTGTGCTGCTGCTAGGTCAACTAATTCATATATCACTGTGCCAACTGCCACGGTCGCGCTGCTGACGCTGGTGATCTCTACCTGTCCACCATTTACGTTCACATACATGCCCACGTGTCCATCTGGAAAACTTGCGTTAACCCAACGATATGTGCCACCGGCCAGTGTCAAATTAATTGATCCTGTCTTGGCTGACGGTGTCAGCGTGGCATCAAAATCAAAATTGGCCATGGGATAGTGATCAAACTCTAGATATCCTGCTGTCCAGTCAGTGGTAGCACTGCCTCGTACTAGTGTCACTGGTCTCATGTCCGGATGAACAAGTATCATGACATCAAAACTCTGTGTGGTTCTCACCTCATCAATCATGTATGTTGTGATGGGAAATACATTGCCACCGGATCCGTTGGTTATCACGGCAATCCTCACATCATTGAAGAAAATGTGCATCTTGGCCTCAGTCGCGGCCACGGTGTCCTTGGGTTCTAAAACGATCACATATTCTTGCGCATCTGAAAATTGGAAAGGTATGATCCTGCTCTTGTCGTGAAATCCTGTGGTGGTCAGTGTGGTGCTGCCATCTGGTGTGGTGGAAAGGTCTGGATTTGCTGATATAAATTTAAACCCCTTGCGTTTCTGTATGCCACCCTGTGGAAGACAGATCATGTTCTCACATGTCTCTAATCCAGCTTTGTAGATTGGTGTGTCTCCACGTCCCAGCAGGTATGGTCCCACCTGGCCTTGTGTGAAGTTATTTTGTGTGAACTTCCTGGTTGCCATTAATTTTTATGTCGCAGAGAGCCAGATGACAACGGGTCTGCACCAAGGTGTGCTTCTATCAATCTTCCCAGAGGCATCACGTTCTGTGGTGGTTGTTCCTGTCCATCGGCAATCCTTGCAGCTTTCAATTTAAATTGGAAATCGTTGCCCAATCGGTCGGTCAGCGTGCCAATTCCTGTTATCGCTTCATTGATCTCGTATGCTAATTTTGACACCAATGCTTCTATGAAAAACACGGGAAAATATTGCTCCTCGATGTCTTCCACAAATTCTAAAAATATGTTTTCTTCGTTGCTGTAGATCTTTTGTCCCTCTACCGTGTAGTCAATCAGTCCTCGGCCTTGGCTGTCAAACACTGCCTTGATACGTATCACGTCACCGGGTATGCTGTGTGCCTTGGTGTAGGATAGATCTATGGGTGTCTCTGCCAGCAAGTTGAGCTGTAATTTTTTATTTGCGAAGTTCCAGAAAGTGTAATATAGCAGTCCTTTTTTCACTGTTTCATACATGGTACTGACCACGTTGGATTCATGCGTGCCTTCTGTGAACGACGCTATGGTTGTGGCACCACATTTTAACAGGGATTTGTTGCTTATGGAGATGTTTGTTTCTACGGTCATTGGGTTCCTTTCGTTTATTTAGCAGCCAATAAAAAAGACAGGCCCCCTTGCGAAGGCCTGCCTCAACTGAATAATAAAATTATTCTGTTATGTTAACGGTTACAACACCATCTGTGTCAATAACTGATGATCCACCTGACATTGTTCCTAAAATGATTGATGATGCTTTTTGCGGCACATAATCAATTCTAGTTGTGATGTCTTGGGCTAGAGCTAAACCTACTGCTTCTTTTTGCATTGCAAAACAAGTTCTCACACCTGATGTGGTTCCTGTGTTAGAAAGTAAGTTAGAGATAACAACTCTAAATCCGAACACAGAAGGAATAAAACCAGTGGCCAGGGCCTGATTGGTTATAAGTCCGTCTGCTGCAGATACTAAAGTAGTATCAGTTAAAAGATCAGTCAATGCTGCTGGAGATATAACAAGCACCCTATCATTGGTTGGCACGTCTAAAGAGTTTAATCTTTCGTGTATCAATAATAGATTGGCTTTGGTTAATCCCGCAGAAAGGTTGAACGGTGATTGATCTGTTGTTGCGTTTGTGTTTAAGACGTCAATGATTTCTTGATCCACTGCTCTTGACAATGCTGATGCAATTGCTGAAGCAAATGTTGATCT